ATTCAGCGTACTCATATCCTGCACATCATGCAGGCAGTGGTCAGCCGGGATGATGTCGTTATACGTACAACTCTCTCCACCCGGAGTTACCGTGCTGCGGCGCGCCAGCTGTTTAATGCGCGGATCCGGAGCATCGTAAGAATCCGGTAACGGAAGCCCTTCACCGTAGGCCATGCCGTTGGACTGTCCGGCAAGCACAACCACGTAGAACCAGTCCGGCTCAGATGAAGGGCCGACCTGTGGATCTCCTTCAATAGCCACCGCCTGCATCAGTGTGTACGGCGTAATGGCAACCGGTCCGCCATATGGCTGCCAGCCCTCTTTCAGTTTGTGTGTCAGCTTTTCCGCAAGGTCTGACGGCGACGCCGCCCTGACAACATCATAATGTTTAATCGACATCGAATTTCTCCCGTGTACAGGAACAGAGTTAAAAAGCCGGAACCGGAATCAAATTACAGGATGGCCATCTGCCAGTGGCTGGTCGTAAAAAAAGGCCACGCCATGCGCAGCCGGAAATAAAGGGATAACGATGATAGTTTGAGAAAAACAGAAACGACACTTTTGTGGCAAAGCATGGTGCCGGGTGCCTCCCGGTGAGTTCAGCCCGGTGCCACTAAACCCTCGTCATTCTCGTTTTGATAATCAGAGATTATACCGTCACCAGTCGCCCCTCCGCTCAGGGGGATTCACCATGCAGTTTTTTTCTAACAAATTCTCATCCGGGCAGACAACATTCAACTGACTTAATTGTGAGGTATGTAACATTCCTGTTGAACGGATACAAAAAAAGCCAGCCACTGGGGGAGGCTGGCGAAACTCGTAGAGCAAAAGTGTTGTTACACTAACTTCGTCACAGGGTTATCCTGCAATACTCAAAATACACAATATTTACAAAACTAATAGTATACAAGGCGATCTTTAAGATTTTGTTATAAATTATTGCCTTTCTCCTCTTTCCATGAGCTTTCTGGATAGCCACAGAATTCCGGGTACAGAAAAACCCGCTCAGCGGCGGGTTTTGCTACTTTGCCATCACGTACAAAATCGGCAAAATATCAGATTTGCATGAAATATATGCCTTTTAATCTACTTTTGCAATACTTTACTGTGAAAATGCCGCCTTTTGTTTTAAACGTGTTATCGTCACGAACAATAAAGCCTCATTATCCAGCCGGTGAAAAATGTGTTTCATTGCAACCCAGTGGCCAGTAAATGTTTTGGACCAGTTTTTGGTTGTCACTCCCGCCAGTAATGCCAGCTCCTGGTATTCATAACCTTCCCCACCAAAAAGTTCTGCTTTTACTGCCTGCGCCGCCAGCCAGATTAATTTTTTCAGGCGTTCCTGCGTTTTCCCTGCAATTTTTCTGGTACCAGATTGAGTATTAAATTCATTCCACGCCCACTGTGTTATCGCGATCTGATATTCCCAACAAATGCTCTCGCTGTAACACCACAACAACCAGGCTTTATGATGTTCTTCAAGAGACAGAACAGCCCGCCGCCACGATGATGTCGAAAACTCAACCGGACTGACCAGAGGAATTGATGTCCCCTTCGCCAGCGATTGCTTTCCCGGGATTGGTGGATTATCCCGCGTTATCATTTTTCCGGTCACCTCATCTCTGTACCGGATTTTTTTTCTCCTGTAACGCCCTGTATCGAACATGGCATTCTCCTGCCAGGCTTCAAGCTGACCTTTTGTTGCCTCACTCAAATCAGCGGTGGCGATAATGAGCTGCTCACGCACAAACTGTAAATACTGGTTATTCATGCGCACTCCAGTTCTGTGATTTTTATCCCCAGCCGCCCACCAGAAACGAGCTGACCGCGCACAATATTGATTTCATCAAACTGCTCGTCGTCTATGAGAAGTCCGGCATGCGTCAGCGCATCCAGTGGTGCTTTCAGGATATTGTCCAGGTCACGACGGCGCTTATCCGGTGGCTCTGCAATAATTTTTATTGCCAGCCGTCCGGACAGGCTTAATTTCAGTCGCTGCTGGCGAACAATTAGTGCCACATCACGGCGATAACGCTCACCGACTTTTGATACAAAATATGTGTTGCCACGACGTCGCCAGTAAGTATTCACCGTCGGCGGGTAAGGTAAAACCAAATCTATGAGCATCAGTCACCTCTTTTACCCGAGCACGCCAGTCGCAAAGGCGTGATCAAGAAAACGAAAAATTAACTCAATCTGAGAGCCGTACTTTTTCTCAAACTTCAGCGGGTCTGCATGAAGTTCGTTGTGGTGCTCCCGGCACAACGGTAGCGTGAAAATATCGTGGGCCTTTGTTCCCACTCCCCCCTGACCATGACCAATCAGGTGATGCGGATCGTCAGCTGGCTTACCACAACACGCACACGGCTGTGTCTTTACCCAGCGCGTGTATTTCTCATTAACCCAACGGCGACGTTTAGGCCGCCTCATGAACGATTCAGGAGACTCCGGATCAACGGCGATACTGACAACCGTTTTTTTCTGTGGTGGATTTTGTTGCTGGTGGACGTGAAGTGGCAGCGCAATATTTTTTGTGCGCTGCTTCAGTATGCTGATGGCTGTCTGTTCTCCCGGTACGATGTCACTCTCACGGTATACGGAGCGGATTTTTTCCGCTGGTAATCCCAGCGAACGACGCGCTACTGCCTCAGGTAGTGCATCCACCACCTGATTGCAGGCCGCCCACCAGGATAATTCGGCCAGCGATAACTCCCTCTCCTGCGTACCGCTTATTGCGTGACGGATGACATCAATCATCCAGGCAACCAGATTCTGCTGAGCAAGTTGATCGAGTGATTCTGATGTCTGGTCGCGCAGCTGGTTGTCACAGTGCCAGCACAACACCATCGCGCCGGTACCATAACGGTGAATGACTGTTTCGCTGTGATGATAATCGCCGTGTGGCCACTGGCAGGATTTCACGTGACGTAATAACCAGTCAGACAGTGCACCTGCACCACCTGCTGCACGAATAACCCGCTCATCGCTGAAAAATGGCAGTAATGTTTTATCCTCTGCCAGCGGCTGGCGAACGGCAGGAACGACTCCGGACGGCAGACCACGCATGTTTTTCGGTTCCGGCTCCACCAATATTCTGCCGTTATGGAATACTGACATTGATTCACGGCCTGGCTTAACGATAACCAGACCGAGTTCCGGTACCAGAACAGGTCGAAGTAATACCCGCACGTTACCTCCAGATGCGCTGCAGGAATGTGCGGGACGGACGCGGTGGGCGTTCGGAATAAGGGAGCCTGACGGAGATTATCCAGTGACGACGATCGAAGCTGAGGGCTTTCTCAAACTCATATCCGCGCCTGCGGTAACACTGGATCAGCCATTCGGCCTGTTCTTCAGTGCATAGGGGATGCTGGAACCAGTCGGTTTTAAATACGTGCGAACACCGCCCTTGCCTACTGGCAAGGGCGGCAGAATTGTGCAATCTGCTATCGTGCGCCATCGGGATCTCCGGTGGCACGGTGTTTCTCAGCGACGGTTCAAGTCAGCCTGATTTTATAGCTGCTTCTGAATATCATCAACAGGTAATCCTGCCAACTCTCTTACCTCAGAAAGAAGAGAAAGGCTTACAACAACCTCATTACTTCGCATAACAAAACCACATTGAAAAGAACCATCACTGTTTCTGTAAACAACAACCGGGCGCGTGCTCTCATAAAACCCCGGGATCAAACTGGCTGGGATTTTCACAACACCTCCTGACGTAAAGGAAATGAAATGCATTATCGCTTCTCTCGGACTATAACCATGAAAAGAGACGCATTTCACTCAGTAAATCTGAGGATTTTATGCGCAAGAACAATGACTTTTTCTGTCTGCCGTTTATACAATCTGAATTACGTCTATTTTTTGAACACCGATAAATCAGCAAGCATTCTCAAATAAAGATTGCCTCCATAGTCCACATGGTGTAACACTATGTGTTATATAAAATGCAGAGGCAGGTATGCGAATTTTCAAAAACGCCTGGTTTGAACGTTTCGCCCGAAAACATCGGATTTCCGATAAATCGCTGCGCAAAATCGTGGAGCAGGCCGATAAGGGGATCATATCCGCAAATTTGGGTAGTGGTGTCATTAAACAAAGATTAGCCCGAAGTGGTGGCGGAAAATCAGGCGGTTACCGGACAATAATTTTTTACCGCGTTGCAGAAAAAGCCTTTTTCATCTACGCATACGCAAAGAATGAACGAGAGAATATCACTGCTATAGAGGAAAATGCTTTTCGAAAAGCCGCTCCCCATGTCCTCAATCTTACTGATGAACAGCTGGCACAATTGATTCAACAAGGCCAGTTCACGGAGGTACCCAATGAGTAAAAATTACCGCAGTGATGCACTTGCATCTGTACATGAAATGATGGAGTCACTCCATGATATCGGTGCAATCACAAAACAAACTATGCGCGAATTCGATGAAACTTGTCTTCAGCCTGCGCCGGTAATGTCTCCGGAAAGGATCCGTGCACTGCGAGAACGAGAGCATCTGTCTCAACCTGTTTTTGCCAGATACCTCAACGTCAGTAAAAACCTGATATCAGACTGGGAACGAGGAGTGAAACGCCCGGGAGGTGCAGCTCTTCGGCTTCTTTCAGTTGTCGAGAAAAACGGGATCCAGGTAATATCCTGATATTCTAATACAACAAAACCCGCCGAAGCAGGTTAAGTGCGGGTGCGTTGAGGATGCCTGACACATCAGAGGTGGCGAGGGATTTCTCCCTCGCCAGGTCTCTTACTCCTCAGGTTCGTAAGCTGTGAAGACAGCGACCTCCGTCTGGCCGGTTCGGATTCGTACCTCGCAGAGGTCTTTCCTCGTTACCAGTGCCGTCACTATGACGGTTAAACAGATGACAATCAGGGCGATTAACATCGCCTTTTGCTGCTTCATAGCCTGCTTCTCCTTGCCTTTCGGCACGTAAGAGGCTAACCTACATGTGCAAAGCATGAAATTGGCCTCAGATTAATGTTAAGCGTCCTGCAAGACGCGTAATGTTAACTGGGGCTTTTCTCTGTCTGCCTTACGGCGGCATGCCCGAGGCAGACAGCCTCAAGCACCCGCAGCAATTCTACTTAACTCTTCTTTCCCCGCAAATCATTTTATCCCCGATGGTAATGTTCTCCCGATATGGGAATTCCCATATCAAGGTTAACTCAATCGGTTAAAGCTCCATTAATTTTCCGGCCAGTTCATCTCGTGGCATTACCAGCCATCCGCGCGATTTAAGCAAAGCCAGGGCTTCTTCAACCGTCACCAGCTGGCCAGGCGCATAACTTCGGATGAAGGCGGTTTTATCGTCACGGATCGCCAGGTGAAAATCGATATTCATTTTTCCCATAGCCCGCTCTTTCTCGTACTGGTTGAAGTAACTGTCTTCGAGTTTTTCGAATACTTCCCACGCCTGATCGGTTTCGAGCATTTTTGCATGACGGGCTGCTCCGCGTTCTGTCCAGAGGATGAGAGTGCGGGTTTTGGGAGAAATTTTCACCTCATTTTGCGACTCGTTTAAAACTAGTCGCAAATTTTTGAGCTCATCACCAACAGCTTTAAAGAAGTGTTTTCCCTCAATAAATCGAGATTTATTTTCATGGTGATTCTGCTGTATACGGATTGCTTCTGTTCCGTAAAGGCGGGCGAGTAACTCAGTTGTGATTACAGGAATCTGGTTATAAGTGACAGGGGAAAGGTTTTTGACAGTAACTTGAGTCGTCATGATAACGCCCTCTGGTTGATGAATTTAACTATCACCACCTTCAGGTCTCAATCATCAGGTGGCGAGACGTACAGGGTTGAGACTACCGGATCAACCAACCGGCCAGCCTTTCGGCTGCCCCATACGCCTCACCATAATTCAGATGTGCGTGCGCATACGACAATAAAAAACACGCTCGCGGCGTGTGTCTGTCGCGGTTGAATATCCGGGGTCTCAATCCCGACGGTCAACTCGACCGTGCGGTGAATATAGCCCCGGATTAGTAATTACGTCAACCCCAGCGGCAAATCGAATAAACCACCAGCGCTACCGCCATTGCAACTCCTGCCGTTACGAATGCCTCAGGCCAGGTCATCGTAAACTATCCTCAGCGCCAATCAGTCCGTTTCGCTTCAGGCAGTCCATCGCTTTATACGGTAATTTGGCTGACAGGCGAAAATCACCCTGCAGCATCAGGCTTATTCCCTTATCCCGGGCTTTCGCTCTGACCGCTGCCTCGCTACGACCAATCAGACTGCCGATACTTTCGACAGTCATCGTTCCCGCGCACTGCCGGAGTATCAGAATTTCAGCCCGGCACCACGTCTTCCACCCACTCACCGCTGCTGTTCTCTGGTGGCGGTAATATCCCGGAGAATATCCCGGCACTTGTTCAGCTCCCGCAGCGCGGCGCAGACTCGCTCCCACTTCTGAACCTGACCTTTTGCCCGGCGCAGCTCGCGGTTAGCCACATGCAGCGATGGTAAAATCAGCCCATCCGGATGCTTTCTGGTGAACGACGGCTGTGACTGCACTGTGACCGCCACACTTTCCGTTTTTATTTCTTCCTGTGTTTCCGCTTCCCGGACTGGTAACGCAACACATGCTGGCTGAGGAAAGGCTTTACCATCGGTTTCCGCTACGGATGCAGCTTCCGGCTCTGCCGGTAAATCAGCGCCCGGTATGCAGTAACGAAATTTACCGTTCTGATTTACGCGTGCCAGGCGCCCCGTTGCTGTTACGACCGCCAACGTGGAAGCAACCTTGCGAATGCTAACACCGAACTTATCCGCCAGTTCCTCACACGTTTTAGCCCCATCCTGACAGATAAACTCAATCATCATGTCCGCGGTAACTTTTTGTTCGACCTCCCCGGTCAGCACATCCGGTACTTCAGACTGTGCTGGCTGTTCTTCGGTTACCCCGGATTCACCTTCGACAGCCAGAAACCAGGTGTGACCCGTTTTATCAACAACGCCATTTTTTTTGAGTTCCCACAGTTCGTTGAGAACTTCTTCACGGCTGATATCAAGCCGCGCCGCCAGTTCAACAGAATTGGCTTTACCCATCGCTTTCAGTGCATGCAATACGGTTCCCATTAAAATTTCCTCCGGATAAAAATTACTTCTCAAATCAGACAAAACCAGCCGCTTTCCGGCGTTCATACTCCTGTTTCAGCAACTCAATTGGCGTTGGTCCCAACGGGCGTTTTGGTGCCGCCAGTTGTCGCCGTACTGGCGGAACGCTCAGGCCGTTACTAACATGCTTTGCCCATTTCGTCAGCTGCCGTTCTGCAAGCCGTTTTAATTCCCCTTCGGTCATCTGGCGTTCAATCCCCTTTGAACGCATCTCGAGGCAAATGTGATACAGCACAGGCTGAGGCCACGGATATTTGTCGCTTCCGTTATATCGCCAGGACTCATTACGCCAGCGGCGATACTCCTCCATCACAGCATCCACCGTCAGGCCAAATGGATTGGCCCCGCTTTCCGAAATCAGCGCCACAAACTCAGCCAGGTCCGGAGGCCATGTTTCACCCGCCCGGCAGCGGTCCATGCACTGGCGGCAGACCTGCCGGATTTGCTGCTCAGTCATCGCGCCAATCTGTGCAATCCAGAGCTTCGAAGGTGCGGCCCCGTTCTTCTGGGTCCAGCGGTTCGAATAAACCTCCCCCATGAGTTCCCACAGCTTCCAGGCCGTTTCCGTCGCTGATAAATCCGTTTTCACGTTCCCACTGCTCACGTGCTGCCCGAATTTCCTGAACTGCCCGTGATGCGGTGCCACCTGGTGCTGCTGCATGGTTTACCCCCTTGCTGACTGGTTAACCTGCGCCCTGACGTGATTTACGTGACGGGCGAATTTCTGCTCCCACTGAATCTGCGTAAACACTTTCCCCTCCGCTGCCCAGTAGTCCCGGAATGCGGTAAGTTCAGCAGGTGTAAATTCTGTCTCCGGCAAAGCCATCCCCCACAACGCAGCCCGTCGTCGAAAATCCCGTGACGGATACCAGCTATCGGTCATCGGAAATTTTCCGATGGGTTCGCTCAGGCCATCCAGGAATACATGGGGGGCTGCCTGTAACGACAAAACTTCCTGCTCACTGATCGGAGCACTCTCGCGTGCGTTATGTGTGGGGTTTAGATCTTTGGGTTCCTTTGGGTTCCGTGATCCGTTTTTGGGTGTCTTTGATGGAAAATTTGGGTGTCTTTGGTTATTTTCCATGCAACAAAGAGTTCCGTTTTTGGGGCTCTTTTGTGCTGAAACATAACCGTTTTCGGTACTGTTTTTATTAACAGCACCAATTTTACCCACCTTTAAAGACACCCGTTTTTGGGTGTATTCAGGCTCGGCAACACTTTCTTCTACACCGATAAGTCGGTACACCACAATTTGCTTTGTTCTGCCTTTTCTCTCACCGGTATCAACAATTAACCCAATCTCCATCAGGTGTCGTAAGCTGTCCTGCACAGTCTTTTTGTTCAGTTCCGTTACTTCTGCCAGTGCAGATACAGACGGGTATGCACACAAATCGGCACCGCACATATCAGCAAGCCAGGTCAATACAGACTTACTGGATGAACTGCCGGTTTTCACCTTTTTAGCCCATCGTAGTGCATCGATACTCATACGAACCCCTGGCAGATATTTGTTTATCTGCAAAGTAATATTGATACTGCTGACGATACGCATGCTTGAAAGCAATAGCTTTTTCTATAAGCTCGTCAGTCTCACGTTCCACAACAGATGGATCCGCAAAAAGCAGTCCGGACTCCACCACATCGCCATATTCTTTGTTTAACCCGGCGATCATGTACGTGATGCTTTTTCCGTCACTAATTTCACGATACAACCTGAAATCATTAATCCGGATAGCCTCCATAATTGCAGGCACTAGCGCCGTGAACTTTTCACGCTTATCCCTGGTGTCGATAGCCTTCCAGCGTTCGAATATCTTCACTCGATTAACGCCAAGCGCTCGCTGATCAACCGCGCCACCTTCATCTGTGACACGCTGAACATCGATGTTCGGGCGCTCTTTCAAAACCCAGAATGCTTCAGTGATTAATATCGTCGCCTGCTCCTGTGTCATTCCTGGTCGACATATCCAGGCATCCAGAGCCTCACGAGCCTGTTCAGGAGTGATTTTCATTGTTCAACCGCCCCGCCCGCTTCGTCTTACGATATTCGTCATAAACCTTGGGATCATACAGAAGCTCGCCGCCAGATGCCTCCTGTAGACGCATCGCGCGACCTTCAGGAACTAGCTCTTGCCATTGAGAAACAGCAGATGGGTCAACGCCAGCAGCTTTCGCTACTTTGGCTTTCGTACCGTAAAAATTAATTACGTCTGATTTAAACATCGCACCTCCAATATTGAGTTTTCTCAATACTAATCACTCAAGGAATCTCAAGTCAAGGGTTATTAAGATATCTAAATATGAACGAGAAAACTTTAGGTCAACGCATTAGAGAAAGACGTAAGCAGGTAGGCTTAAGTCAAAACGGTTTAAGCAAAGCTGCTGGCGTATCTGGCTCATCAATTTCATTATGGGAAAGTGACCATACAGCCCCGCGCGGGCAAAATTTGCATCGCCTCGCCGAGGTATTGCAATGTTCACCAACCTGGATACTGTTTGGCGACGAGGACAAAACACCAGCTCCCCCTGTTTCACTCGATAGTACCCTAGACTTATCGGAAGATGAGTTAGAGATGCTGCGTTTGTATCGCGCACTTCCTAAATCAGAGCAACAAGCACAACTCAGCGAACTCCGCGCCCGCGTTGAGAATTTTAATCGCCTGTTCACCGAGCTATTAGAGGCTCGCAAACGCAACAAGCATCAATAATCATCCCTTCACAAAATTTTAAAGCCTTACATTTCAATGTATTGGCTTTATCTTGCGCCAATACTTGAGTTTTCTCATCAAAAAACCTTGACGAAAAATAATGAGAAAACTAAATTATCTCCATCAACACACCGCACGGTGTTCTCCGCAAACAGTTCCGCTACCCCGGCGTTAAGGGGAAATGAGGTCAGCATGGATACTATCGATCTTGGCAACAACGAATCTCTGGTATGTGGCGTGTTTCCCAATCAGGACGGCACGTTTACCGCGATGACGTATACCAGAAGCAAAACGTTTAAAACGGAAGCTGGCGCGCGTCGCTGGTTAGCAAGAAACTCTGACTGATGAGGTTGACGATGGAATTTAAAGATTTACCTCCTTCAATCCAGGAGATTGCAGCACACACACTTCGTCATCGTCTGAACGAACTTGAATTGGAATCGGTAACGAAAAAAGACACTGATAATATGGCTCGTAATGTGCGCGATGCGTTTACCGGATTGTATTTCTGTGCGTCTATAAATAAACACGACTCAGAGAGTGTGGCAAATAAAATTGCAGAAACGACAGCGCAAAACATCAATACGAAACCAACGGAAGAAGAAATTGATCAGTTTGCTCATGATGCTGGTTTAAAAAACAAGAAAGAAAAATCGCCATATGCGGGGAACATGTTTGTTTATGACAATCTCATCAGAATTCGTGGCGAAATTCCGGCGGAATACCTGGCAAGAGTCCATCAGGCATTGCTTAAAAATTTGGAAACAGAATTATTTGATGGCAACACTAACGGTTTCTTCATGGTATCAGGCCTTGAGAAAGACTGGGATGCAGAAAAACGCTGGAATGTTGCTACATGGTTATTCAGTAACAGAGCCGCTGCACTGGAAGCTTCGGCATGTATTTGCGGCCTGTTCTTAACAGACCACAAATATAATCTGGATGTGTACAGTTATATTTACGCTGAACACGGTCCACTCTGGATTGACTGGTAATTATAAGGAAACACCAGCAGGGCCGCGGCGACCAACAGAACGATTAAAATCAATAATGCCATTATAAAGGACATTATTTAATTTATCGTCGAATGCTGATTCTGTGAGCCTCAACTCTGAATGAGTTTTTAATAACCCTGATTGCCTGAGTTGATTTACCAGGCATTCAATCTGTTTTTCAATAAGCGGATTTCTTTTTTTGTTTGGCATTTTATCCTCCATTGAGGTTCTGGGTTAAAAATGGAGACCAACACGCTGTCACGTGTGGTCGTGCGCCGGACACGGATAAGAATCCGGTACTGACAGTTTACTGAAAGGATATTTCCCTGAAAAGTCAGTGCATAACGCGAAAGCGTACGGCGAAGCTCTTTCCCTTAGAAGGCTTGTCGTTAGATTTCTTCGAACGTGCGCTTCCGGTTGTGGCACTCCGCGAAATGGCGCGGCGGTAAGTATGGCGGGGTTATTCCTTCCCCAGTTGAGGACACCGGGTTGTCAGGTTGACCATACGCTTAAGTGACAACCCCGCTACAACGCCCTCTGTTATCAATATTCTGGTGACATTTGGCGGTATCAGTTTTACTCCGTGACTGCTCTGCCGCCCTTTTTTAAAAGTGAATTTTGTGATGCGGTGAATGCGGCTCAGCGCACGCGGAACAGTTAAAACCAAAAACAGTGTTATGGGTGGATTCTCTGTATCCGGCGTTAATTGTTAACTGGTTAACGTCACCTGGAGGCACCAGGCACCGCATCACAAAATTCATTGTTGAGGACGCGATAATGGAAAAGTTATCATGTAATGCCAGCACGTCTGAACTTCGTTTCGAAATTGGCGTTATCACTGGAGACAAAACATTTATTGAAGACGCCATTAAGCAGAGAAAACTCGAGCAGGACCTGTTAAATGAAGTATGCATTCCTTCAATGCTGGCTCGTCTGGACCTGCTGCAAAAAGGATATAAACAATGAATACAACATTTGCACTCGTTCTGACAGTTTATCTTGTTTCCGGCGAATCTCTTGAGCTGGTGACTGGCTTATACGGTTCAATGAAAGAATGCATGGCTGCAGCAGCAGAACAAAAAATTCCCGGTAACTGTTATCCGGTAGATAAAACTACTCACACTAATAATAACGAAATACCGGCAGGACTTTAAAACAGCACCGTAATTAATATCCGGTTTCATTTTTATATGCCAGCAATGGCAGGGATTTGTTCACCCTTAAATCTGTAATGAGGTTAAAACAAAATGAGTAAAGTCTTTATTTGCGCCGCCATTCCGGACGAACAGGCAATAAAAGAAGAGGGCGCAGTTGCTGTAGCCACTGCCATTGAAGCCGGTGATGAACGCCGCGCCCGTGCCAAATTTACCTGGCAATTCCTGGAGCAATATCCTGCTGCTCAGGACTGCGCTTATAAATTTCTTGTCTGCGAAGATAAACCTGGCATGCCCCGCCCTGCTATCGACTCCTGGGATACCGAATATATGCAGGAAAACCGCTGGGATGAGGAATCCGCTTCCTTTATTCCGGTCGAACCAGAATCCGATCCTATTAACGTCAATTTTGACAAGCTGTCCCTTGAAGTACAGAACGCGGTCCTGGTTAAGTTCGGTACATGTGAAAACATCACCGTTGATATGGCGATTGACGCGCAGGAATTACTGCAAGAAGACGTGGCTACCTTTGACGGACATATCGTTGAAGCACTGATGAAAACGCCTGAAATTAACGCTATGTATCCGGAACGCAAACTGTTCGCTATCGGATGGGTTAAACACAAATGTAAGCCGGGTACCAAATGGCCCGAAATTCAGGCTGAATTACGTAACTGGAAAAAACGGCAGGACGCAGAGCGCAAAGAGACTGGAAAATACACGTCTGTTGTTGATCTTGCCCGCGCCAAAGCCAACCGACAGCACACTGAAAACCCAGCAGAAAAAATCCCTCCTGTAACTGCCGCCATTCATCGCGAATACAAGCAGACATGGAAAACCCTGGACAGGGAGCTGGCCTACTATCTCTGGCCTGGTGATGCGGATGCCGGAAACATTGACGGCAGCATCCTTCGCTGGGCTAAAAATGAAGTTATCGCCAGAGATCGCGAAGACTGGAAGCGCATCTCCGCATCAATGCGCAAACAACCTGATGCGCTTCGCTACAGCCGCCAGACTATTTTTGGCCTTGTCCGTGAACGTCCGATCGACATTCACAAAGACCCTGTGGCACTGAACAAATACATTACTGAATACCTGACTACAAAGGGCGTGTTTGAAGATGAAGGAAGAAATCAGAGCGCAACTGATACTCTCTCGTCGCCAGTACCAGAAACTGATGCAGTGGAAACGGCAATTCAGGACAACGAAAAAACCGAATGCAAAGTGGAAGTCGAATCATCTGTAGAGCGTGAGGGGCCGTTCTACTTCCTCTTCAGCGACAAGGATGGCGAAAAATACGGTCGTGCAAACAAACTTTCTGGTCTGAATAAGGCGCTGGCTGCAGGGGCTACTGAAATCACGAAAGAAGAATATTTTGCCCGCAAAAACGGTACATACTCAGGTTCACAACAAAATACTGGTGCATCTGACACGATCGCACAACCGGAGCCGGTAAAAGTTACCGCTGACGAAGTAAACAAAATTATGCAGGCAGCCAATATCAGCCAGCCTGACGCCGATAAGTTGCTTGCTGTATCACGTGGTGAATTTGTTGCAGGGATTAGCGACCCGAATGATCCGAAATGGGTGAAGGAGATTGAAACCCGCGATTCAGTGAATCAGAACCAGCAAGAAACGGAACAGAACGACCAGAAAGCGGAACAAAACAGCCCAAATGCGTTACAAAACGAGCCAGAAACGAAACAATCCGAACCAGTAGTGCAACAGGAACCGGAAAAAGTCTGCACCGCCTGCGGTCAGAGCGGTGGCGGCAACTGCCCCGATTGTGGCGCTGTCATGGGCAACGCAACATACCAGGAAACATTCGATGAAGAGAATCAGGTTGAAGCTCAGGAGAATGATCCGGAGGAAATGGAAGGCGCTGAACATCCACACAAGGAGAACACTGGCGGCAATCAGCATCACGCCAGCGATAGTGAAACTGGCGAGGCGGCAGATCCCTTAATTAAGGTGAATGGTCATCACAATCTCACATCCACCAGCAGAGCGGGGATTCATCTGATGATCGACATTGAAACCATGGGAAAAAATCCCAATGCCGCGATTATCTCAATAGGCGCAATATTTTTCGATCCACAAACCGGAGATATGGGACCGGAATTTAGCAAGACCATCGATCTGGATACTGCTGGCGGAGTTATTGATCGTGACGTCATTAAATGGTGGCTGAAGCAATCACGTGAAGCGCAGTCTGCCATTCTGACCGATGAAATCCCGTTAGATGATGCACTACTGCAATTGCGGGAATTTATCGCCGAAAACTCCGGTGAATTTTTTGTTCAGGTCTGGGGAAATGGAGCCAACTTCGACAACGTGATTTTACGCCGTTCATACGAACGGCAGGGGATCCCCTGCCCCTGGCACTACCACAACGATCGCGATGTACGCACAATCGTTGAGCTAGGGAAAGCCATAGACTTCGATGCCAGAACAGCTATCCCATTCGAAGGTGAGCGCCACAATGCACTTGATGACGCCCGTTACCAGGCAAAATACGTTTCAGCTATCTGGCAAAAACTGATCCCGAGTCAGGCTGATTTTTAATGTTCAACCATCGCCGGTTGTGACTGGTATTCTGCAACCGGCCCTCATCTGATGTAAGAGATAAAAGCGATGAGCGAAGTAATCATGATTGTCTCTCCCGGTAAATGGGTATCCGAAGAGCAGTTAATTGCGCTGAAAGGAATAAAAAAAGGTACGTTAAAAAAGGCCCGGGAAAAATCGTTTATGGAAGGAAGGGAATATAAGCATGTCGCTCATGACGGTATGCCATGGGATAACAGTCCATGCTTTTACAACCTGGAAGAAATTGATCGCTGGATTGAGCGCCAGGCATCTGCAAGACCAAGACGTCATCTTGCTTGACTAAAAGCAACACGAACCAATGAGAGAAGCTGAAATGAAATATCCGACAGGCGTGGAAAACCATGGAGGGAAATTACGTATCTGGTTTGTTTATAAAGGTGTAAGAGTCCGGGAAAATCTTGGGGTTCCTGACACAGCAAAAAACAGGCGCATTGCAGGTGAGCTACGCGCCTCTGTTTGTTACGCAATAAAAACTGGCGCTTTCGACTATGCAAAACAGTTTCCCGCCTCACACAATCTGGAAAAATTTGGTGAGGCCCGACAAGATTTAACCATAAAAGAACTGGCTGAAAAATTTCTGGCACTGAAAGAAACTGAAGTCGCAAAAACGTCACTCAACACGTACCGTGCCGTCATCAAAAATATTCTGAGCATAATCGGTGAAAAAAATCTTGCATCATCGATTAATAAAGAAAAATTGCTGGCGGTACGTAAAGAGTTACTGACTGGATACCAGATCCCCAAAAGTAACTATATTGTTACACAACCAGGGAGATCGGCTGTTACCGTAAATAATTACATGACAAATCTTTACGCCGTGTTCCAGTTTGGTGTTGATAACGGTTATCTGGCAGACAATCCATTTAAGGGGATCTCACCATTAAAGGAGTCGAGAACCATCCCGGATCCACTTTCGCGGGAGGAGTTTATCCGCCTTATTGACGCGTGCAGAAATCAGCAAGCCAAAAATTTATGGTGTGTTTCCGTTTATACTGGGATTCGCCCTGGTGAACTCTGTGCGCTTGGATGGGAAGATATAGATCTGAAAAATGGAACAATGATAATCAGAAGAAATCTGGCAAAAGACCGTTTTACAGTACCAAAAACACAGGCGGGAACCAATCGTGTGATTCACCTTATTAAGCCCGCAATCGACGCTCTCCGGAGTCAGATGGCACTAACGAGACTGAGCAAAGAGCATATCATCGATGTTCACCTCAGAGAATTCGGCAGAACAGAGAAACAAAAATGTACCTTTGTTTTTCAACCTGAAGTGTCAGCGAAAGTAAAAAATTATGGTGACCATTTTACCGTTGACTCAATAAGGCAGATGTGGGACGCAGCGGTAAAGCGTGCCGGAATCCGCCATCGCAAATCGTATCAGTCGAGACACACTTATGCCTGCTGGTCGTTAACAGCAGGAGCTAACCCGGCATTCATTGCAAACCAGATGGGCCATGCAGATGCGCAAATGGTGTTTCAGGTGTACGGGAAATGGATGTCAGAAAATAATAATGCGCAGGTAACGCTGTTAAATACACAGTTAAGCGAGTTTGCCCCAACCATGCCCCATAACGAAGCGATGAAAAGTTAA